CGCTTTGTTCTTAAGGAACGTCAATACTTTATCTTTGTATACTTTTGTCTGCTTCTTTGAAGGAGGTGGAGGAGTTGTTTGTTTCTTCGGTTTGATTTCAATGAGATACTTTTTGATTTCATTTGTTTTAGTTCTAATTTTAATATAGAAGTCAACATAGTAGCGATGAACCCTTCCATCAAGTGGAGAACGATAGGGTATCACAACTTCCTCACTGCCCCATTCAATTACATTGGCATTACGATCACAAAACACCATGAACTTTCTTTCCCAGAGGGAACGATAAACAATGTTCATCGGATTGCCTCTGTATTTCTTGGGATTTATTGGGCGATAGAATCCCGAGTAAGCCATAAATATAAATATAAAACTACTCAAAGGTATTTAGGATTGGCTCGCTCTAATACTAGAATAGACAATATAATTCAGTTACTATCCGCTGGCGGTAGTATAGCAATTTCAAATACCTTTAAAGTTTCCTTTCAAATGTCTTCTGAGGGATCTGGTAAGGTATTATTGCCAAGACTTCAAAAAATATTACCTGGATTTGATCCCAAATATTTACAAGGAGATCAAGCTGACATTAACCCAGCAACAATGATCTCATTGATGTGTGATGAAGCAGATTTACCTGGCGTTCAAGCAGCAACTGGTCAAATCAATGGAATTTATACAGGATCTGGGCAATACCAGTATGCTCACACCAGAATCTATAATGATTTAACATTGTCTTGGATATGTGATGCCAATATGACACCATTGAAATTCCTACAAGTCTGGATGGAAACTATCTTTAATGAATATGATAACAATAGTGATATCCCATTAACAGCATATAACCAAAGAGATCCTAGCGATACTAAGATAAGAAGAAGGAATAGATCTGTTAGATTAAGTTATCCAGATGATTATACAGTTAAATTGAATATTTTGAAAGCAGAAAAAAATAATGATTCTGAAACTGGTAGACCATCTATTGCTTATAAGTTTGATGGCGTGTATCCATATAGTATTGATACTATACCATTGTCTTTCGGCACTTCTCAATTAGTTAAAGTTTCAGCAAACTTTTATTATGAAAGGTGGTATCCATATTATACTGATATCTGGAACAACAAAAAGATTCCAACCTATAACAATCCAAACTAAATAATTTGACAATACTATAAATTCGTGGAGTAATTATGGCTTTACCAAAACCGCCAGTGCCAACGTATGAATTGATTATTCCTTCTAGTAAAAAGAAAATTCAATTCAGACCTTTCTTAGTTAAGGAGGAGAAGGTGCTTTTGATTGCTATGGAATCTCAGGATCCAGAGCAAATTAAGAATGCTGTTGTTCAAATTTTAAAGAGTTGTATTCTGACAAAAAACATTAAACTAGAATCTCTAGCAATGTTTGACATTGAATATATTTTCCTGAACATTCGGGGCAAATCTGTCAGTGAAGAAATACAATTGAAGATGACTTGTAAAGATGATGGAGTCACTGAAGTTGATTACACTTTAAATCTTGACGAAGTTAATGTTCAGTTCCCCGAGAATCATGACAATAAAATCATGCTCGGTGAAACATCTGGATTGACAATGAAGTATCCAGGATATGAACAGTTCATCAAGACTCAAATTTTACAGAAAGAACCAACAACAGAAGAAGTATTTGATATCATTATTGATTCTGTCTATCAAATTTTTGAAGGTGAAGATGTATACGACTCTAGTAATACATCCAGAAAAGATATCGAAGAATACATTGAAGGTTTGACAACTAAACAGTTTGAAAAAATCCAACAGTTCTTCGCAACCATGCCTAAACTGGCACACACTATTTCTGTCACCAATCCAAACACTGGTGTTGAATCCGAATATGAAATTGAAGGGTTAGTAAATTTTTTCGCATAAGCCTATTCCATGAGACATTGATTAATCATTATCAATCTAATTTTAATTTAATGTATCACCACAAATTTTCATTATCTGAACTGGAAAATATGATGCCATGGGAAAGGCAGGTGTATGTAACTATGCTTAACCAATACATCGAAGAGCAGAAAAATCAGCAATGAATTTACCACAACCGCCAGAAGGAGTATTAGATCCTAAAATACCTTGGTCTAGAATTAATCCCAATTCTAGATTGTGGATAATCCTGAAGGCGCGTCTTACTGGTAGACCAACAGAGGGTGAGCACTATTCTTCATATGTAAACATATCGGAAGCAGATGCCGATAGATTGATTGCCAATATGAAAAAAGATCCAAGAGGTTATCCTTCTTTGGATCAAGAGAGTGGCACCCCTCTTCAGTGGATGGAGAGGCAGCAAAAGTATCAAGAGTGGTTGGTCGAAGACTACCTTGAAAATCCATTCAGAGAACAAACAAACAAAAAGATTGAAGAAGCAGCAATAGAGGCAAGATTAAACGAGATACAAGAACAAAGAAAGGAAAATAAAAAACCTGTTTCTCCTGCTCCAGTAGTTACTACACAGGAAGATGATGAAAAGCAAGAAGAACAAGAAGAAAAAGATACTATAGAGGAAGTTACAAATCTTACTGATGAAATAGATGCCGATGCTGACAAAGAAGATACCCAAAATGAATCAAGTGAAACTATTGATAGTCTCACTAAGTCTTTAGAAAGTATTAAAAAATATTTAAGTTCTTCAGTATCAGTAGCAACAGCAACAACTAATGCTACCACAAATATTCTCACTAATGTTGACGCAATTAAAGGTATCTTTTCTTCGCAATTAACTCAAACAAAAGATCAGTTTGACTCGGAACAAATCCAAGCACAGGAAAAATCTTTAGAGCAGACGAATATATCTGGTCAATCTATTAAAGCAAATTCTACGTTTGACCCTATACAAAAAGAAAGTGGAGATGGTGGTGATGCCAATAAGTTATTGAACCCAAAAACTTCTAAATTTATTATTGATTTTTTAAAAAGCCCTGTTGGAATAGGTATTATTGGTGGGGTTGTTTTAGCTGTTGCTGGCATTTACTTTAGAAAATCACAGGATCAACAGAAAGAACAGAAATGGAAAGATGCTGAGCGAGGTGCTGATCTAATAAAACAAGGTGGAAAGTCTGTGATGGCAAATACTCCAACTGGAGTAGCACAATTAACTCAAACCGAAACTCCATGGTGGGATTTTGGTGCTCATCTACAAAACTTTAGAAGAAATACTTTAGGATATAATGAATCATCTGGGGGATTTTTAAATACTCCTTACCCTGCCATGTCTGAAGGTGGTATGTATCCAAGCACACCTATGCCAAGTCTTGCTGGGGGTGGAACATTCCCAGATGGATTATACGACAATCCAACTAGAGCTAAACTTGGTCCTGGTCAAGCAGTGATACCATTGAATAGAAATTATGGTAAGAAAATACTAGGCGTTAAGAAAATGGGTGGAGTTGATATTATGCAGCAACCATTTGCTGATGTATTACAACAACCAATTATTGCTATTGGATCATCTGTTGTTGCTTTTGCTGGTCAATTCATTAGATCTCTTGGTCCTTTGGGTGGATTTTTTGCGCCATTTATTACAGGATTACTTACTCCAATGGCAGCAGTTCTTGGTGTATCTAATAGTGTTATAGATTCTCTAATTGGTGGTCCTGCTTACGCAGCTTCTATTGATGCTAAGCGACAGCAAAATGTTTTTGCTGCGATATGGTCTAGTTTGATGAAGACTTTTGGATTTAATTTTGGCGGCACAACTGAGGAAGAAAAAAACAAAAATAAAAACAATACATCAGAATCTTTTAGTGGTGGAGCAGGTGATTGGGCGCCACTTTTGGAATTAATTAGAAAAGCGGAAGGTAGCTGGGAATCTATTGCTGGTAAAAACCCAATAAAAGGTTTGACTGACTGGACTATTCAAAAAGTGGCAGATTCTGCGCCAAGTTATGCTGGGGCATATCAGTTAGATCCAAAAAGTATTATAAGTTGGGCAAAAGATGTTGGAGTAAATCCAGATGATAAATTTACCCCAGAAAATCAAAATAAAATAGCAGTTGGTTTGATTGAGGGAAGAGCACAGGGAAAAAAATGGAGATCGAAAGAAATAAGTGATCAAAAATTTGGTAATAATTTGTCAACTATCTGGGCAGGTCTACCTGTTCTTTCTTCTATTAATGGGAAAGAAAGAGGATCTAGTTATTATGCTGGCACCAGTTGGAATAAAGCAAATGTAACTGCCGAAGAAATTGAGGGTTCTTTTAAAAAAATATCAGCAGAATCTGGAATCAATGCCGCTCAAGGAAATCCAATGGATGCCTTTACATTAACTGGTCCTGCGTCAGGTTATGAAGTTCCTGGTGTAGGAACAATGCATGGTAAGGAAGCATTGATTAGATATGATCAAGGATTTACTGTGCTTCCTATTGAAAATAAAAAATTTAGCATGGAGAAAGACCCACTCAAAACAATCATGAGGTGGGGAGAAATTCTTAATGGATCAACTGTAAAGAAACCTGGATATGAAACGGGTGGAAGAGGTCTCAGCACCAGAGGAGTTCAGGCTGGATTTACTGGCATGAACAAAGAAGGATTTGATGCTATAATGGGTGGTGATAAATTTAGATTGGGTGGATTTAAACCACAAATCTTAGGGCGTGGTGCCTATTCTGCTCCTACTATGAAGGGAGCCCAAAGATATGCTGGAACCAGTGGATCGTTGGGTGGTAGGCAAACTGCTGGTGGGGTTATTAAGAGTATTGTTCCTGGTGGTGCTAGAAGAATTAATTTCTTGGAACCACAAGCAGCAGTTGCTCCAGGAACATTTGACAAAGGAAAATTACTAGCAGACAAATTATTATCTGGTAAATATGGTAATAGCCCTCTAGCAAATAAACTTCGCAATCAATTACTAAGTGGTAGCGCATCTGTAGGAAGTGATATTCTTAAAATAGGAAGACTTGGTGGTAAATTATTGGGTGCAGTTGGACCTATTCTTGATCTTGCTTTTCCCGACCCAGTTGGATCATTCGATCAAATATCTGGACCAAATGCATATTATAATGCTCCAGGATATAAAGCATCAGTGACATCACCAAGGGCAGCAGCTGGTGTTAAATCAAAACCAATTATTGTAACCATGCCTGTATCATCAGCATCAGCACCAGTTGCTCAAGTATCGGGTGTAGGAAGTGCGCCAGATACAATTAAACCTTTGAGACAACCAGCACAAACAGCAGCACATATAATGGAAAGATCTAATGCTCGTCGCTTCCACTAAATATTAGTAACAAAGGCACAACTAAATGTCTGGTAGTTCTTATTCAGCAACATCAACTTTTACAGGCGGGCGTGGAAGCAGACCAGGATTTGCTAGCACGGTTGCGTCTAAAGTTCTTGATGCTGCGAAATTAGCTAAGGCAGAGAAGAAAAAACAGGAACAATTACTTGAAGAAGGATACGAAATTCCAGAGTCTCAGCAGAAAGGATTGTTTGCTAAGGCATTAAAGGATCAATTTATTAGCAAACCGTATAGAGATTTTGCTAAGGATTGGAATAAGAAGGTAGGTAATAAGGCAGAAATTATTGGATTGTTTAGTAAGAGGGGGGAATCTTTTGCTAACAAATTTAAAATGAAAGGTGGGAAGAATTTTTCCCAACAATTTAATTATACCCCACCAAAAAAAGATGAAGAAGATGGCGGGGGATCTGGTGGAAGTGGTGGTCTTGGTGTTAATTCTCTAGGTGGAATTGTATTAGATATTCAAATGATTGCCAATTCAATGTCTGGGTTGGCATCCATTTTCAATACTCAGTTGGGAATTATCTATAAGATAAGTGGATCTCTAGCAGAAATAAAAAAAATACTTTCAGATCAAATTGATATTCAACAAAGTGAAATAGATTTAAAAGAAGAACAAGTAAAGGAAGCTTCTTTAGAACAGCAAGGAATTTCTGGCACATCTAATGCTGCTGATTCGACTTTCACTCCTTTAGATAAGAAAGATAATAAAGATTCTGGTGGTGGGTTATCTAATTTATTAGGTGGAAATATAATAAAATTATTAACAAATCCAATGACTTGGATGTTTATGGGTGGTGCTGTTCTTGCTGGTCTTAATATATTTGGTGCGTTTAAGGGTAAGCAAACCATAGCAGAAATGAATGGCAAGAAAGTTACTGACAAAGCAGAAGATGATGTGAAAAAAGCAGCTAGATCTAAAAATATGTGGGAATTGAAAAAAGCTTTAGATTGGCATGATAAAGTTTCTGGGAATGAATTTTTACAACAAGGTTTAAGTTCAAATCCTTCTAATTTTGCTTCTGGTGGTGTCAATGCTATGATTGGTGAGGCAGGCCCAGAAGTTGTAACATCATTAACATCATCCAAAGGCAAACAAAATTTTGGTGGTGATAAGATGGGCGAAGTAACCCAACAACCATACAATGCTGTTGCTGGAACTATGCTTGCCGTCACCAAAGATTTTGTTGAAGCTCTTGGCCCAGTAGGTCAGTCTGTTGCTCCAGTAGTTCAAGAAGATATTGGCAGACTTGGTAGAGTATTTAAGATGCCACCAACGGATACTAAAATAAGTGTTGGTGGAGCATCTTTGGCAAGAAACCCAATGGCAGAGAAACAAGGTAAAAAATATCTTGAAGATTTAGTTATGGGTTCGTTAAAAAAATTAAAACCAGAATCCAAAAAGAAATCTTCTGGTGGTGGTAGTGGTGGTTCAAATACTACACCACCAGACACTACCACCACACCTGATGCTACTGCTCCATCCGCTCCTACTGCTCCACAAACACCCACTATGACAGCAGCATCCTTTGCTACTGCTCAGGTGAAGGGTGGCAAGAATGATAACTTACAAAAAGTTGGTGGTGGTAATCCAGGTAAGTATCGTTATGATGGGATGGGCAACATTTATGCTGTCGATAAAGATGAACGAAGAATTTTGACAAAGGATGAAATAAAAAATGGTGTTCCTGGTGCCGCAGGTAACTTTAATTTCTTTAGAAATATAAACAGTGGTGTAGTTAACTTAACAACACATGGAGACGCCAAAGAATCTGGGTGGTATGATTATGCTGCCAATGCTGTTAGAGAACCAGTAAAAGGATATCGTGGAACAACAAGTCAGAGATGGGTTCCTGTAAATCAGTCTGCTAAATTTAAAGATCAGTTTACTGAAGCAACACCTTATGGTAAGTCAACTTTTAAAGCAGAACAAGGAATAAAAGTAGTTAATCCAGTTCCATCTCAGAATATACCATCCAACAAAGGGGGGTATGCGGCAGATACTGGGTTGGATATCTTAACTCCTGTTGGTTCTAGGGTTGTTTCACCTGTTAGTGGAACACTAGAGTATGCTGAGAAGGGGCATGTGAGACAGATGGGGCAAGACGCAAACCCAGATATGCCTGGTCAGCAAGATCAACATAGTGTTAGGATTAAATTAGATAAACCATTTAGATATGCTGGTAAACAAGTTAATTATTTTTATGCTACTCATTTATATGAACTTGCTGCCTCTTTAAAAAATAAATCTAATATTAAAATAAATGCTGGCGACTTCTTAGGTAAAAGTGGATCTGCTAATAATACTGCTCATGTTCATGTTGGATTTACAGAAGATGTAGCACAAAATAAATTTTTGAATTATAAAGAAGTCAAAGATCTTTTATCTGGATCACCAAGTTTAGATAATGGTGGAGATACACATGAAACATCAGATAACAATTCAATTGCTTCTAGCAATCCATTTGATGCCATGCAGAATATGATTACGAGTCTTTCTGCTTCTCTAGGTGCCTCTGCTGTAGCTAATACTGGTGAAATTAAGTCACGAGAAAGTTATAACAGTGTTCTCGGGGATCTAACAACCAAAGCATCACAAGCTTCTGCTTCTTACAAACCAGCAGCAGCACCAGCAGCAAGGCCAGCATCCGTTCCGATGGGTGCTAGTGCTACAAATCCAACAGCATCTCCATCTATTGTTGTCGTGCCAGGTATAGGCGCAGCATCACAAGGATCTTCTATTCCAGTGACGCAACCATCAACTCCAATGGGTGTATCATCTCAAGGTGGATCTGCTCAAGCTCCAGGTTATGCGGTTTCTATACAACCACGTAGTCTAACAGATATTCTAGGCGCATAATCATGGATAATTCAAAGGTAGGAAAGTATTATTTGACAACTGATATGGTATTAACTACCATTGATGGTAAGAAATATATTCTAGCATCTCCACAAGCAAATGTCAAAGACGTTGAAGTAATGTATATAAACATCTTCGAGTCTATTGATAGACCATATCTATTGGCAGAATTAAATATCACTGACGTTGCGTTGAACTTGATTGGTGAAATTCCATTACAAGGAATGGAAAGAATTACTTTTGGAATTCAAACTCCATATTTTTCTGACAAAGAATATCAATATGATTTTAGAGTGTATGCTATCAGGAATAGGTATGCTGATAGAAAGATTCAGAACTATACTCTAGATCTTATTTCATATGAAGGTCTTAGAAATGAAGCCACGCGAGTTGGCAAAGTCTTGACGGGATATGGTGATCAAATTGCTAAAACAATCTTAAAAGATTATCTATCTGCTGATATGAAGATTAACGATTCGCAATTTGAAAATTGCCAATTCCAAATGAAATTTATTCCTTCAAACAAGAGACCGTTTGAAGTTATTTCTGACCTCCTACCAAAATGTGTTTCTTCTAAGGCATCAACACCAACATCAAAAACAAATGTATCTGGTATAAAGAAACCAACTACCGAGATCTCTTCTGCTACTACAAACACACCATCAAAAGATACGGCAGAAAATCTTTTGGGTAGTGCTGGGTATTGTTTCTGGGAGACACAAGAAGGTTATAAGTTTAAATCAATTGATAGGATGTGTTCCAATGGTCAGACATTTGGTGGTGATCCTATAAAAGATACATTCAAATATCAGTTAGCAAACATTGAAGGTAGAGATGGTGGTAAAAATATTTTAGAATACAATTATGTTGATGAGATTAACCTGCTCAAGAAAATGAGATACGGAACTTATAGTTCTTTGATGGTATTTTTCAATCCATCTACTGGGCAATATGAAGAATATGTTTTTGATATTGACAAATCATATCCTAAGATGGCACACCTAGGAAAGGATGAAAAAATACCAGAAGGACCAAAGCAGTTGTCTAAATATCCTACGAGGATTATGTCTCATTTTCTAGATGATGAAACTTTTTACAATGGGGAGAACATAGCCTCAATTGATCCAAAGAATAATAATACACAATCAGGAACATTGTTTCCTGACTTTAAAAAATATTATGCTTCCCAATCAATCAGTAGATCTTTACTGTTAGGTAATCAACAATTGAATATAACTATTCACGGCAATTTAACACTGAGAGCAGGAGATAAAGTTAATATTTTATTACCAAAATTTTCAGTTGAAAGTAAAAAAGAAGATACTGGTTACGATAAACAACACAGTGGAACATATTTAATTAAAGACATATCATACGAATTTCATAGGATGAGAGGAGATAAAGCAAATTCTGCCATAACAAACATAACTCTCATCAGAGATTCATTTGGATTATTTACTCTAGACGTTTAAGGAAATGAAGAACATACAAGATAGCATCAAAAAAGATAAGAAAATATTAGACGATCCGTTGGTATCAGCACAATCTCGTCGTCATGCTGAAGAAGAACTAGGCCAACTACAAAGATACCACGAAAGACACCCAGAAGAAGAGAGCACACCATCACCACTAGAATTATACTGTGATGATAACCCCGAAGCAAAAGAATGTAAGATTTTTGACGTATGATACAAGAATTCCTAGGGCAAACTAACTTTGCTGGTCGTGATGGTTTCTATTGGTGGATTGGCCAAGTAGAGACACAGAAAGGTGGGCAAGCAAAGTCGGATGACAGATACAAAGTCAGAATCGTAGGGCAGCACCTCAAGGATTGTAATGCTGTTGCCTATGATGACTTGCCCTGGGCTATCGTTATGATGCCCGCCACAGCGCCCCGTAGGGAGGGCGGAACGAGTTTCCAGAGCGTGGAATACAAGGCAGGGGATTGGGTCATAGGGTTCTTCCTAGACGGCAGAGACGGGCAGCAACCAGTCATTATGGGGTCGATTGGGCAGCAATACAAAGCATCCTCAACTCATACAGGTAAAGAGAAACCAGCGTCAGACTGTCTCGCCTTTACTACATTTTTAGATAGTGATGTTAATGTTAATGCTGCTGTGCCTGCTACTCAGGCTGCTGCCGTAAAGGCAGGTGGTGTTGATGGATCAAACAATCCTGCTGGAAACAAACCAGATCTAAACCAACCACCTAACGTATCAAACGAAGCAGCATCAAAACTATTACTAGGAACCAAGTGTTGTAATAGTGAAACGAACCCAGCAGGAGAATACTTCTGTGTTGAGGTAGCAGATGCCAAATGTGAAAGCGCAGACAATGATAAATCTAAGTTCAGAACTGTTTTAACAGAGTTGTTTGATAACATACAGAACAATGGTGGGCAGCAGGGAAACTATATTGTTGGTAAGTATACTGGTAAACTTTACAACTACATCAACATAGCACAGGGTTATGCTAACAAGTTGGTGCGTCTATCAAACTCAATTGTTGCTAGAGTTAAGGGAGAAATCTTTGCGTTGCTCAAGAAAGGAGTGAAAGCAATGATTGATTTTCTGTTGACGCAGGAAGTCACAGATTTAGAGGCAACGAATGCTGCTATGAATGCTGCTGTCGCAGCAGGCAAAGATCCCAATGGAGTTAAACCAGTAAAGAAAAAGGTTGGTAGGTTAAGAGGTATAACCGCGTGGATCAATAAGCAACTAGAGAAAGTTAATTGTGTGATGGCTGATCTTGATGATAGACTCAGACAATTCATTGAAGATTTAGTTTTCAAAGCATTAGAACAAGTTATCAATGCTGCTCGTTGTTTCATTGATAGTTTGGTTAATGACATTCTAAGCAAGATAGCATCGTTCTTAGAAACTGCTATCAACATTATAATGGGTCCACTACAAGCATTACTGAGTATTATAGCAAACCCGTTAAACATTCTGGGTGCTGCTTTAAAAATGATCTTTGATCTATTGGGTATTACTTGTGGTGGTCCCGATAAGAAATGTTTAACAGAAGAACAATTAAAAAATTGTACTGGGCCATGTGGAAAGAAAGCAGAGAAGAGCACGTTAGACGACTTGCTGGATAAGGTTGAAAACGGTAACTTAGATAACGCTTCTGGTGTATGTTCAGATGCTCAATCTTTCCCACCAGTATCACCAACCACAGTATCTGTTCTTGGTGGTCAGACAGATCCAAATGGATACAGTGGTTCGACTTCAGTAGTTAATCCACCTGATGCTGGTGTTGATCCTACATTGGATCCAAATGTATTTGATCCTCCATCACCATCAAATACTACTGATGTTACTGATGCTCCATCAACTTATCTCACACCATCCACAGTAAGACCAACAACATCATCGACTGTAACACCAACAGTATCTAATGCGTTTACTGATCTGGCATCACAACCACAAACCATAGACACTACGGGCATCTTAGGTCTAACAGTTTCTGGTGGTTTGTCGCCAAGTCAGTTCACTAATGCTGCCACTGGAGTTACCAAATTCAACAACGATAATCTATCATTGAGAGTTAGAGTTGCTGGTGCTGCCACAGTATCCTTTGAACCTGTGACAACAACTACTACGGATACTTTATCATATAGTTTGACAGTTGACAAGCTGATTGTATTTGAGGGAGAAACTATTACATTCACTCTGGTTGCGAATGGTGCTCCAGTAGAAGATGGAACTGTATTTAACTACTCTATGTTCGGTGACATCACAGCAGATGATTTCTTTGATAAGAGCACAATTGGCACCATGACTATGTTTGGTAACGTGGCAACAAGAACACTCACGATTGCTAATGATGCTTTAGAAGAACCAAATGAGACCGTATCATTTAATGTTCTTGAAGCAGAGCAGAGCGTTCCATTCACGATTGCTGCTTCCAATACCACTAAAAAAACTACTACTGAAGCAACTACTGAACCAGCATTTACTCCACCAATTATCGGCACTCCTGAAGTGTGTGATGATGGAAGAATCATGGATATTCCTATCATTGGAAGAGGAGATCCATACCTAACTCCACCACTTGTTCTTATTGATGGTGCTGGTTATGGAGCATCAGCTGTAGCAGAATTGGATGCTGAAGGATACCTAAGCAAAATCAAAGTTGTTCGTTCAGGAACAGGTTATTCTCCCACCAGATCTAGATTAAATTGTGTGGTATCTGGTTTCGTAATGATTAGCCCTGGTTCTGGATACTATAGAACACCTACAGTATATGTAAATGGCAAATCTATCTCTGCCAAAGCAAACATAGATAGTAGAGGATTTGTAACTGGCATTGAGATGGTTGATAAGACACAAACATATGGGTGTACGCCTAGTGTAGAAATATTTGGCGGCAACGGATTGGGTGCCAAAGCAATTCCCATCATGGAATGTAGAGACGATGCTACCTTCACGTTGTTCCAGCAAGAAATTGCGCCATCTGGAACTGATCAAGTTATCGATTGCCCCTGAGGAAATAGAACATGGCAAATAGTAATTACAATTTAGCATCTCAAGTTACATTCACGGAGAAAGAAGTAGCGGCTGGTAACAAAGCATTTGCTGGTGAGTCAGTTAATAGTGGTAAGTTAGGAACCGAAGTTGCCCAAATTAGTGGAACAACTATACCAACACTAGAAGAGAAACAGAAGCAGTCAACTGATGGTGGTTGTGGCACATCATTTACTACGGCAACAAATCCAAAAGATATCAGTGTTACTCACCAATTAAATGGTAACTATGTTGAAGTTGCTACAGTAAATGATCAAGGTGATGTTCAGAAGAAATGGATTACTTCTGCTGGCACATCAATGACTTTTGCTGAAGATGGTAGTGTTATTTTCACTACATCTAAGAGAGATGGTGATGTTTTAAGTGGTAGATTTGATGTAACAGCACAAGGCAATGCTAGATTAAAAATAGGCGAAGCATTTTTCATTGAAGTAGGTAATAAGAATTCTACAAACGCAGATTCCAAGGGAACCAAGACAACACCAAAAGCAATGTCTATTGTTGTATATGGCAATGTAGATATTGATTGTAAAGATGGTGAACTAAGTGTCAAGGCAAAGAATATCAATCTAAATGCTGCGAATGAATTAAACCTATCTGCTGGTTCCAAGATATCTTTACTATCTGGTAAGGGTAAGGCAGGCAACAAAGCATCAGGAAATAAAGAAGCAAAAGTTGAATACGGTGGATCAGTAGAGATTCAAACAGGAGATTATAATTTAAAAGCAACTACAGTAAGAAAAACTACCTCAATGGATTATAAGGTAGTCGAAGGTGAAGGAGCAATTATATCTACTAGCCCACAATCTGCTTATGGTATCAAATCTCCAGGTCATTTTGAAATGAGTGTTTCTGGTGATTATTTGGAAGAAATTGGCGGTAAAAAAAGAACAACTATCTCTAATAAGAGTCTACCTATCAAAACTATGCTTCCTGGTCAAGAAGAGGGGCATTTGACAAGTATTGGTGGAAATTCTGCTGGTAACGCAATGAGTTTCATTGCTACTGTTGGTGGATTTGAATTTAACACCAAGAAAGGTGATGCCATCATGTATACCGAATCTGGTGGTGTTGTTATGACATCAAAAACCACTGGTGGGTTTGCTGCTATTGATAAAGATAGAAAAGGAGCAGATGGTAAACCTTTGGGTCTTATTCCTGGTGTATACGTCAAAGGATTTAAGCAACCTGTATATGTTACCACAAATAAGGATGATATTGTGGTTGGTGTTGGATATAGTGGCAAGGGTGAAGTTACGAATGGTATTTCGTTGAGCAAGATAAAAATGGCACTCAAAAATGCCAAGGGGATTTACTTGAATTGAAAATCGACCTTCGATTACCAAAAGGTCGCTAAAAAAATCTCGGCAAATTTTTGGTCAAAAAAGTCGAGCTTGACAGACCCACTACATACTGGTAGAATAGCAGTGTGGTCGCTTCAGAGTCATGGTGGATTCAACAGAAAGAGTGGTTGACAAAATCACGGTTGACCT